TTACTGCCGACCCACCAAGTTCAAATCCACTTGATATGTTTACCGCTGCGGAGCTTAGTTCTAATGGTGATGCTGTGCCTTCTCCATCTGATACTGCTATTTTAGTCCCATCAATCCCAGAATTTGAATTACTTACTTGTAATAAATCTTTATATGTTGATGCAATTGTTTTGCCTTCTAATGTTGCCATAATATTTTCCCTTATAGTTTCCTTGTGTTAATAATACAACTTACCGCCCGAAACTTGTTTGACATGGTTGTATTCATATTATCCTGTTAAATCTTCCCACTTTGATGTGGTATGTTCCCATTTAAGCATTACGCCTTCAACTCCACCCCATCCTACATCTAAGATAGTTTGAGCTACAGAAGCAAATACCGTTTTAAATACAGTAAGCACTATTTCAATGCAACTAAATCAGTAGCTGTAGTGCTTGTGCTATCTACTCTATCGAAAACCACTGGTAATAATTGTCCACTTGCTAAGTTTTTAAATACAATTGCTTCCCCTTCTTCATTGAGGTCTAAAGCAATATCTCCACCTACGCCTACATATAAAGCTGTGTAGGGCGCTCCACTAACATCTGCGCTATCGTTAGGGGTTACACTTACCGCATAATTATAAATCATTTGGTTTAAAGATTCTTTAACTGCGTATTTTTGTAGTTTCGCCATCTTGTTTTCCTTTCTTTAATGCCTTACCGAGCGTAGCATATCTCATGGGCATTTTTTTGTTATCTTAAATCAACTGGAGAAACAGCTCTTGTCCCGCCAACTTTATCTCGTTTACGCATTCCGTATTTACGAGAAATCTTTTCATAATTCTTTCTATGTGAATTTGCCATTTGTAAAGCCATTTGATGACTCTCAGGCTTTACTGAATTTCCAGCTTTATCTTCATATAATTTCATTTTAACATAATCTACTATTGCCAATTGAAGCGTATTATCTATATCTAATGAATCACTTAATGCGGATACCTTGTTTGGCTCTGCTTGATATTTAAGTAAGATACCATCAGTCACAGTTTCTCTTATTGCTTTCCACGCTTTTCTTTCTGACGATACTGTGTCTCCATCACTATCTACGTTAGTTATTATAGCTAAGTTACTACCCTCAACATACCACATGCAAGCGTTTTCTGGATATTTTATATTAGATGCCATATTAGTCTGGAACCTCTAAGTTTAACTCACTTGTCACGTCAGTCATTAATGAATCTTTATTTAAAAGTCTTGGTATTTTAATATAATCTCCGTCATTATCCATAATATATACACTTGATACCTTATTTAATTCTAATTTATTAGAAGATGAATCTACGCTCCCATCGCTTAAATCATACCACATTTGGTCGGCAGTAGCGGTTAGCTTAGCGCTAACTATTTTATTATTATACATCCCCAACTCTACTAAAGAATCATTAATGAGATTCATCATATACGACTCTTGGACACCTGGGAATACTTGCCTTACTCTACTTATTAATTTCTTAACTGTAATTGAATGAACTGCCATTATTATTCCTTATGACCCTATTAAATATTCTATCTCAGAAGTTCCGCTAGCCGTCTTGACATAAACTTCATTTAATTTTAAATTAACGCTATATCCTCGAAACATAGTGCTTGCTCCGCTTGAGATTTGAAGAGGATAAGTTAAATTACCATCTAAAGATATCTTGATGCCTTCGCTTCCCAAGTTCTTAATATAACAAAATTGCAAATCACTTCCATTAGATAAAAGTTGATACGCAGTAGTAGTAATACTTATACTCCCGCTTTCGTTTTCCCAAGCGCCCATAAGATTCCATACACCATCTATATCTTCCCATTCTAAATCAAAAGAAGCTCCCGATGATGACCATCCATCGCCCCATTGCGATGCACTTATGTCGGTTAATAAACTATTTCCCCCAAGTCTCCCTATGGAGCTTTTAATAACATTTTTATTATAAGAAGCACGCCCAATATCATATTCTTCTAAAGCCCCAGGGACAGATGGGTATACTGATTGTTCAGTCGCTAAAACGCTTGTATGCATTGTTATTCTTCTATCTTGAGCCATTATGTTCCGCTGAGATATTCGATTTCACTTGTTCCGTCGGTGCCTATAATCACATTCGCAACCGATGAATCTAACTCAGATGCAAAAGATTCTCCACTTGAAAGAGCAATTAAAAAATTAGCTCCATTATCGAAAGATACTTTTACATCACTCCCGCTAATATTCCTTACAAATATAAAATCTTTTGCGCTTAATACAGATTCATTACTTGTAATTAGTTTAGACGCTACATAAACTAAAGAACCACTCCCCATAGCTATATTAGCCTTACCAGATAACTTTTTACCAATATCGCTATCTCTATACCATCTAACTCCAGTAGCCTCTAATTCTTGCGGAGAACATCCATTAGAATATGTAATGATTTCATTAGCCATTAGATGAAACCCCTATCAAAAGCTTTAGTCCTTTATCATAATCCTGTTGTAATTTCAATTGCTGAGATTGATACCATTCATACTCCTTTGAATCCACCCCTAATCTAGCTTGAACTTCTTGAGCATAACCCTGAGATATTGCAATCTTTGATTGAATTTCATTAACATATCCTTGGGCGGATTTTATATATCCATCAACTACTTGACTATATCCACCAATCTGAGCCATTCTAGCATTAACTTCATTAGCATACGTTTTAGCTTCCATTGAAGATGCATTTGCCTCCGCTAAAAACGCATTACCAAGATTAACTCTATTTGAAGAAGTTTTTGAAAATATATTTACACTGTTTAAATATGCTTGAACCTCAGCTCCGAATGCTTGTGACGCTTGTATATATGCATTAGACGTAGCTATATAACCTTTAACTGCTTGAGCTTTTGCACTCGTAAACCCCCCGCGAGCTGATACTTCTTGTGCATATCCCCCTGCTTGCGCTATCCTAGATTGAGCCTCTTGTAAGTATGCGTTACCAGCCGCTACCCCAGATTGAGCTTCTTTTAAATATGCGCCCTGAATTTTAATAGAAGAATCAAGTTCCGCAATTTGTTGGTTTAAATTTTGTTGATATTCTTTAACCTCAGCGTCTACCTCAGCTTGATATTGCTGGAGCTCACTAGAATACTTTTGAAGTTTTTTGCCCTCTTCCGAATCTTCTAATTGGGCATTTTGTATTGAAATTTGCAATTGAGCTTTATATTCAGTGCTGTCATCATTAAATTCATTTAAAGCATCTTGCAACTTAGCTTGATACTCTGCGACTTTCATAGTTGTTTGCGAAAGAAGAGATTTTACTTCATTTGAATAACCTTTAGACGTTTCTAAATATCCACTAACTGCTTTATACTTAGCATCAGTAAATCCACCCCTTGCATTTACCTCTTGAGCGTATCCGTTAGCTTGTGATATATAACCCTGTGCCTCTTGTAAGTATGCATTACCAGTATTAATAAAAGCTTTCATTGTAACTATATTAGACTGTATCTCATTAGCATATCCATTAGCCGAAGATAAATAAGCTTGTGATGCCTGAGCATAAGCCTGTGCCGACGCAAAGTATCCATTCCAAACTTGAGCTTTTGCAGATGTCCAAGCTCCCCTAGCCTTAACTTCATTTGCAAAACCTTGAGCCTCAGCGGAAAGTGATTGTACGACTGTATTCCATTCGGAAATATGAGTCTGAGCCCTTTGTATTTCTGTTTGAGCCGTTTGAAGAGTCGCTGTCACTAATTCAATATCTTCGGATTGTAATAAATCAAATACATCATAACTAGCAGCTGGTAAATTTTCATCAATCAACTTCTGTGCATTCTCTAATGCATTTTTAACATGAGTCATTCCAACGCCAGTCTCATATTGTGATTCATCTCCAAATAACGCAGGGTCACTAGCGTCTTCTCTAAATTTTCCCAAAGCCGTAGTTATAGCATCGGCAGCTGTCTTTATTTCAGAAGATGAAGTATCTGTATCTACAGCCGATTCAGTAATCTCTGCAACACCCAATACAATATTGGCGACCATCTTATTAGCATCTTCTATCTCATCCTCAGCATTTAAAACAGAGGCTTTTAAAGCGTCTAAAGCAGTTTTCAATACACCACTATTATAAGCTCCAGATAAATTTTTAGCTTCATCAAATTCTGCACTAGCCTCTACAATAACACTATCAACCTTATCAAGTTCAGTTACCATAGCGGATAAAGCAGTACTAAAAGAAGATGAATTATCAGTTTGAGTTGCTATTTCACTTACTTCTATTTTTGCTAATCCAACTTCTGTTGTAATAGCACTAAGTGCTATATTTATAGCAGTGTATTCATCAGGATAAGCAGTCGCCCATGCAGTACCGCTAATCGTTGTAGTTGGTGATGTATATGATGGAGCTGTAGTACTAAAATTTACCGTAGAAGCTAATATTGTTGGAACATCTGGAGGGACTGCAGCGATAGATAAATCATTTATACTTAATGCTGTAACAGCTGAATCGCGAGCTCTTTTAATTGGTGAGTCTACACTGCCAGCTACTTGAGTAGCTACTTCATCAAATTCATCATTAGCTAAATCGCATATTTCATCAACCTTATCTAATTCTTCATTTATAGCTGTTAATGCAGTCGCAAAATCACCAGCATTATCAGTCTGTGCAGCAATCTCAATAACTTCAGTATTTGCTAATACAATCTCTAAAACCGCGCTATCTATATTAGTATTAATAGCGGTTAACGCAGTTGTAATAGCGGCATTATCCGCTTTTACTTCTGCCTGAGTAGCTTCTAATACACCAGCGTCAAATTGACTATTAGCTAATTCAATCGCTGTATTAACTTTACCAGATGCAGTTGCAATAGCGCTCAATGCCGTATCCACGTCCCCATCTACTTGCACTGCGGACTCTGCTATCTCAACAACAGCGGCATCAACTTGTGTATTAATTAAATCACAAACAATTTGAGTTTCATCTAATTCTGCATTTATAGCTATTAACGCAGTAGAGATATCAGTATTCCCATTTTTATCATTCATCTTTTGCTGTAATGCTTTTATAGATGTATATAAAACCACTAGATATTCTGCTTCATCTGGAAATAATGCAATAGACGAGACAGCACTAGCATCGATACTTGGGAATTGAACCTCTGAATATTCGCATGAACCCGACGAAGGAAGAACGTCAATTGAATTATTTTTTATAAAAAATACTGGGTCTGTATCTGTGGCATAATCCATATCATCGGCATCACTAGCCCTACCGCTTAATCTCGCAGGTATTTCTCTACATGGTTGGTCTATTGTCCCATCGCTACGGGTGACAAATAAAATCTTTGAAGTATTTAGAGTAGAAGGCGTGCCAGACGTGAATGTTTGCTCGGAAGCACATAATTCAAGTTTATCGCTTGGGAGTATATTTATAATCTCTTTAGCGCCATCAGCCATCCATGTATCCATTGCTGTTTGGTCTGTGAAAGTTCCCACTAAATCTTGAATTTGAGCATCGAAAGCCATTAATTTGTCGCCTTACTTGAAACGTCTTGCCAAAACTTTCTACCCTTAGTCTCTCTCTCGCTTACAAGTTGGTCTACATGAGAATTCATATCCATAGATGAAAATTCTACATCAGTTCTAGACGATAGGTCTCCACGCATCCATAAATTTGAAGTATAATTATTCATAGCTGTTTTCTCTCCACAAGTTTTACAATAAAACCATTGTTCTGGATTAGGTGTTTTACATTTAATACATTTATTCATAATAATTTTTTAGATTTCGGGGGTAGCCCTTTATACGACCACCCCCACAGTTCTACACTGTTAATCCTTTATAGGATTATGCTTGCTCTATATTAAATAAAGCATGAGTCTCTGGTAATGAGACCTCAAGACCAGCTTCAGTAAGAATCATATCCTTACGTGAATCAACGTCTGGAGATTGAACGTTAGTCGTAATATGAGTATCACGATTTACGCCATTACCTATCAATGGACGATAAGCCACTTGGTCTAAGTCGACTAAAGCGAGGTATTTTGAAGCAATACCGCGGAATAGAGGTTCTTTCACAAGTGAAATGTCTCCATGGACGGTATCAATCTTCATAACCTTATGCCCGAATGCACCTTCTTTACTATCGAAGTTATATGCATATGGGTTAGCTGAGTGCCCAAGTGAAGCATCAATAAATGCGCCATCACCAAGTTTATTAAACATAGTGATTACAGGTAAACTAGCTAATGCTAATTTACTTGAGCTTCCGCCACGAGCTGGGTCAAATACCACCTCAAGGTCTTTCAAGAACATATCATATGTCATTGAATCAACCGAGCGATAGTAAGCTGCATCTTCTGAATACGCTAACGCAGTGCCATCAGCAACTACGGGGGTTGAATTAGCTAGAATACTACCAACGATACCAGCTGTATTTTGAATCCCATCTGCGCTTGAAGCTTGACCAAAGAGCATAGCTCTTTCAATGTCAACCTTGTGTTCACGAAGCTTTAGGTTCCAAATACGTTGCCATTCGTCAGCATACCCTCGATAAACAGTCGCACGAGCAGTATTAGATAGTTCACAAGCCGTTTTAAAGATTTGTGTATATCCAAACCCGTGGTCAAGTTCTTGAGACCATACGTCAGGTGCACCAGTTCCCTCTTGAAAAGAAGTCCCGATTACTTGACACGTAAATGCCGTTGTCGAGCCATCTAAATCAGAAGCACTAGGTTCTGTCAACCACTCAATGACGATAGTCGTCGCATTGGTCACAGATGTGATTTTGAAAGTTGGATGATTTGGTGCTCCATCTGAATCATTTGAAGCTGCCATTGCAACCATTCCTGCAATTACCCATGGAGACGATGAAATTGTCCATGTCTCTGTGCCACCAACAGCTGTTGCTGTAGCATCTGTGGAGACCGTAAACGAACGGTCTGTAATTGCTATTTTTGTTCTATCCTCTAAAAATCTGAAGTAAGGGTCAGATGTAGGGACTTTTGCTACTTTGGATAAATAAACGAAAAACGGAGATTCATCGGGTGCAAGGTCAGCGACTCTGTCGCTGAAATCATACAACCTACGAGACGCATTAGATAAACTTAATGCTGTCTGAGAACCAGGAGTTCCTACGTTTACTGTTCCACTATTATAATTAGCCATTATTTTTCCTTAATAGTTATAGTATGTTACTTCTACTCCCAGCATTCATAACTTGATTCCATACGTCATCTACTTCATTTGGTTTTTTAGGCTCTCCACCTTGGACTATACCAGCCGTTTGAGGCACTTGTTGTGCTCTCTTAACAGCTTCTATATTGGGCGAAGTATCCTTTTGAGACATGCCATTACGCTGTCTAAATACATCTACCAATACATCCAATGGGACATCCTCTTTTGGATTAGTCGCAAATTGAATAAATTGTTCAACCTGCGCATTATCTTCCATTCCAAACTTTGAAGACAACTCACTCTTCAAGCTATTTAATGCCATAGCTTGTTGCATACCGCCCAGTTGCTCTTGGACAATCTCATTTGCAACAGCTCTTTCTTGACTCACTCTCATTTGATATGAGGGAGAATCTGGTTTATAGTAGGCATCCCATGGGTCAAATGAATCTGCATCCAATTTCTCCTTGGGACTGTTTGAGTTATTGTTCGATAGTGTATTTTTCATAGCTTCAACAACATCAGGTCTTTCTTCTAAGATTTTCCCTAGTTGCTCGTATTTGCGTAATTCTTGCGCCTCTGTATTAAGTTTTTCATACTCAGAATTTCTTTTATCATACATAGATTGAAACTTCTTGGTCTCAGTCTCGTAATCAATTTCCGACTCTTGTTCAGTCGCCTCTAAGTTACTTACCTCAACACCTTCGTCTAAAACAACGCCCTCTATACCTTCAATAACTTCTTCTCTATTTTCTTCCATTATTTTCCTCGATTTCTCTTTGTTTAGTTATTAGCATCACCCTTTCAGATGTCTTTAAACTCCAAGCAGAACCGCCAACCAATGTTCCTACTCTTTACGTTCTTCAACTTCTTGCGCATCGACTATACTTGAAAGTCTATCAATATTAGACTTTTGCTTGTATTTTGCATCCGTAAGAACTTCTTTTAATTGCGATTTGAATTTTTGAGCTTCTACCTGCTTCTTTGAGTGCACATTTTCTCTTTGTGCTGTTTGTAAGTCTCCAGTAAGCTCTTTGATTTTCTCCTGCAATTGTTGTATTTGTCCTTGCGCTTGCATCATTGCGCCTTTACGTTTTAGAACGCCTTCTTTGTCAAAGATTTCAGTTTTCTTTAAAACCTCGACATCATCTACCAAGCCTAATTTATACGCCTCTAAATACATATTGTATTCAGCCACCCTATTGGATGGAAGCGTT